CTAACTCAAGAACAAGCCTTCCAAACTTTTCAGCATTGAGTAGTCGAGTGTATAGTTCGCGATATACTACCAGCTGTCCTTCGGGATTGATGGCGAACCAAATGCACCCTGCGGCGCTGGAGTAACCGTAGTCACACGCGCGGAACTTACGCCATGATGTGGGGATGTTAAATGGCTTGCAGACATGAATTTCTCTGTTAAACTCACTGAACGCCGCTCCTTCTACAATATCCCATGAACCTTCCAGTAACTGCTTACGAAGATGCTCAGGCATAGAGAGCAAATTAGCTTCATACTTACCATCATCGTAAAGCGAAGGATTGTCCTTCAATTTACCGGGAATGAATCGACGCTTGAAGAGAGGTCTACCGGCAAGCTTTTCATTAGGATGATTACTGGGCCAGAGAAGCTCTTTACCTGTTTCAATATCCGTGGCATTGAACGGTTGCCCCCAGGGAGCCGGGTCGATGAACATCTTCTTAACCCATGTGTGACCGGGACCGCCAGGATTACTCGTCGCACGCTGATAAACTTGCAGATGTGCAGCAGTGGTACGAAGACGAGAGCGAAGATAATCCCAAGCATACGGAGTAGGATACTGTGTTAATTCGTCAACGGCAATATAGCTGAATGCCTGTCCCTGGTAGCGCAGAACGTCCGCATCACGCTCAAGATAGGTGAGCCACATTCTAGCACCAGATGGAAAAACCCATTCACTCTTTTGTGCATTCCACTTTGCAGAAGGATACACACGGGGGTAAAGCTCCAGGGTCTTTCCAATGATTTCACGAAGCTCGTCATTAGTACGACGAATGATTAGTCCAGTAAATCCACCATTGGGCGTATCTCGTAGAGCATCGGCAATAATGGCGTATGTCTTACCCGAACCTGCTGCACCACCATATAATACTTCCTGCTCAGGTGCGGCTAGAAAGAAACTTTGAGGCCCCTCATGGGGCTTAAAGATTATTGGGGTATGGGTTAAGTCTACGCTCGCGAAGGGTGCGCTTTGGAGATCGTGGGACAAGACGAGGCTTGGGCGGTCTTCCAACAGGTCTTCCACTTTTTCCACCTGTCTTAACTTGCGCTCGTTTTCGCGCCTTCGCTTTTCGGTTACGGCTAAGTTTGCCTTTAGGCGAGTCTTTTGCTCCTTGAGGGCGACCGGATTCGCCTTTACCTTCGCGATAGGCTGGAGTGGGCTTAAGACTTTCCGTGGAGGGGGAGGAGGGATATCTTGTATCAAAATCTTCACGTTTAATTTTAAGCAGTGCTACATTACTAATAGAGCGTCCTGTAACTGCTGTTAGCCATTTGGCTACTTCTCTATAAGAGGAAACTTCGCAATACTCCAGAGCTTTCTTAAGTGCATCTAGCTGCTCTGGAATAGGTTCAATAAGTTGTGGGTCTAGTTCACAAGGCTTGTAGCCCCAAGGAAGTTGTCCGGGGCGTTTAAGATAAAGGTAACTCATCTTTGCTTGGAAGGATAAATAATCCACCTTTTGTGTCGATAACTACTGTATCGGTTTTGACAATATTAGTACGATCTAGAACTTGGACAATTGCAGCCAGCTTTAGTTTAGCATCCGGCGGCGATACTCCAGTGAGTAGACCACCAAGAGCCATAGCAGCCTTTGGGGCGTGCAATGCAAGTTCAGTCTTGGCACGGTCAATGATAGCATCTTTAAGTCCGCCAGCGAGAATAATCTCTAGCTTGGCATTCTTGGGATAGCCAGCAATCTTCTTAGCAACATCAAAGTCTCCCTTGGCTTCTCCAAATAGAGCTTCCAATAAAGAGACTTGCATATCTGTTAGTTTGGTGTCGGCCATTTACCATCTCTTAAGGTTTTAATATCCATGATTAGATGGATTCTATCTTCGTCTGATTTATTTATTACTTTATGCGGAATGGTCTGATCAAACCACCACAATTCTCCGGTTTTCATTTGAACCACTTCATCGCCGCAGTAGAAGTCTACATCCTTAGATTTTAAGACGATATGAAAACGGTCGTAATAAAAGCCACATGGACCAGCATCTCTATGCTCGGGAATTTCAGAATTAGGAGGCATCCTTGCTATCATGCAACCACCTAATCTGGTTCCTTGCACATCGGCTATTGTTTGAAATATAAGGGGATGAAATTGAGAGAATATCCAGAATTCATCTGTTTCTAACATCTCTACATTAGCTGCGGGAGTTCCTTCTGGAACTATACCGTTTTTTCGCAGATATACATGATCAGAAATATTGCGGGACAGAGAACAAAGAAGATCATTGACAGGGATATTTCTTTTAATCAGCGCAAAATTATTCAGTTTTAAATCTTCTGAACAGGATGCTTCTTGCCACCCGAGAGTTTCTTGCTACCCTTTGACTTCTTTTCCTCGGCACCGATTGCCTCACCCTTACCAGAATAGGGCATCTTACCTTTACCAGCGTTCATAAGTTTCGCCATATTACTTTCCCTTCTTAGGCTTCTTAGCTTTAGTTACAGTCTTCATCGCTTTCTTCATGAGCTTGGCATCTGATTTCTCATCAGCCTTCATAAAAGCTTTAAGTGGATTTTTAGCCATTCTATTCTCCTTAGCCGTAGCGCCAAACAGTGCCATCACAGAACACAGGGACAAATGCCGAGCCACCGCCAGTCAGTGTAGCCATGAAGCTCGGAGTGGCTGTGCTTGCATCCGTGACGAATGTACGAGCGCCCTGGAGTGCTGCAGAAGCGGCAGGAAGGCCCGCTACAGTGAATCCAGCACCGCTTAGGATGGTAGGACCAGATGTAGTCACAACAGCCGTGGTGGGCGTTCCGCAGCCCGTAGCTTTAATTACAGCAGTACTACCAGCACCAATCTTAATTTCATTAGAAGTGCTCGACGTAGTAGCATCCAAGGAACTATTGGTGCCGATGTAAACATTGTTTGATCCAGTTGCTAAAGTAGCTCCAGCAACAGAGCGTCCAAGAATAGTGTTATTTGCACCTGAAGTTACAGCCTGACCCGTGTACGCACCAATGAAGGTATTGTTCAAGCCTGTGATATTTGCGCTAGCTGCCTGACCGCCAACGATTACAGAAGAATCTGTGCCGCATGTTCCAGTCTGACCACCACCATTAAAGCTTCCGATGACAACAGCATTGGCAGCATTGGCAGCCGTAAGCTTGGAACCATAGCCAATTACAACATTGCCTGAACCTGTGGTAGTTACTGTGCTATTGCCTTGGCCCACAAAGGTGTTCTGGATGCCTGTAGACAGGTTAGTAGCTGAGCCCTGACCAAGCACCGTGTTGCGTGCACCAGCAAGACCCTGTGCCGTACCGGCACCAACGATAGTAGAACCATCACAGGTTGCCTGTGCATTACGAGCGGCATCACAACCAATGGCAGTAACATTATTTGCACTAAATGTAGAAGCACCGCCAATACCTAGAGCGTTATGCCCCAGTGAGGTATTAAAGCTGCCGCCAATTAGTTTTCCACCTGCGCGAACACCAACAAACGTACATTCTGTGCCAGCAAAAGCTGCATTAGGAGTCTCGCCGCCGATAATAAGATTGCCGGAGTTAGTAGTCAGTGATCCGCTATTAACATACGTAGCCGGAACCCAAAACACATTAAATGATGCACCAGTGCCTGAACCTGAAGTTGCTGTCTGTACTTGAGGATTAGTAGGAACAGTCGTTGTGCTACCACGATTGATTACAACCCAGTTAGTAATTGCCCCACCACTAACGCTTGTAACGCCAATTACAACACCATTGGCCAGAGTTACAGTATCACCTGCAGCAAAGCCAGAGCCGCCTGCGCTAAGTGTAGTGGCATCATTAACAATAAAGTTAGGAACCCAACCATTAATACTGGTGATACCAATAGCTGGAATGTTAGCCGTTCCAGTAATAGTTAGAGTATCAATCGTAGCTCCACTAGCTACAGTAATTCCGCCCATGAAAGTGAAGGGGGCCAAAATCTTACCATTATCATAACCATAGGGCTGGAATGCTGTAGGGAAACTAGACATATATTTTAAATCCTTTTAAGTTAGATTATATACGGCAGTCACCGTAGCAGTTCCTGCAACAAATTTAGTCACCGCATATGGATAAACCGTGTCGTTAGTCGGCACAGTTACAACGATAGTCGATCCATCTGCTAGGGTTAGAGTTACTGTACCAGCACCAGAAGCAGTAATCTGTACTGCAAGTCCGGGGGCAGCAGTCACATTGCTAGTTAGAGCAGCAGCACTCTGGAAAGTCCTAAGCTCAGTAGCACGAGAATTAGTTGCCATATTTCTTCTCCAGTTTATCCATCACGTCAAACACACGCTCGTACGCTCGGAGGACATTTTCATTATTATAGACCATAGGCATTACAGAAATATACTCAATGAAGGTACTGCGAAGGTCTTCAAATGTAGTATCAGGAGAATCCATTGTCCATTAACCTTTGCCAGTGTTTGTCTTCTCGACTCTTGCGCAACTCTTCTTTCTCTTCATAAGTAAGCTTACGTCGCTTAGTCTTTATAACCTTCAGAGTATCTTTATACTCTTTACTGTCTTTGTATGTCTTGCCCATGCTTGTACTTTTTAATATACCAGTCACTGAAATAATACTCGTCAGGTAACAGCCCTTCCTCATACATCATTTGCTTAACCTGATCTAAGGGCATAGACACTCCGAATTTCTCTAAGATTAATGCTCGGGTGTAGTATATCGAGTGATGCTCTAGAACAGGAAGTACGAAAGGCTTACCGTCATATTGTGCAGCTTTAATGTTAGTATAAAGCTCATCTAATTTATTCATTATATTGGTCCTACTAATTATACCGGGTTTTTTGATTTTGTCAATACTAATTTGTATTAACTCTACTTCTATAACATACTTTTATCAATTTGTCAATAGTAATACTGCATAGCTGGCATGATTATAAAAAGGACTTGACAAAATTGAAAAGTGCGGTATAATTATAAAACATACGTTTTATTAATAAAACAAAGGTTAATATATAGCTCAGCTAAACTTTAGCCATACCTCCCATTAAATAAAGCTCTAGATTTACTTCTAGAGCTATTTTTTTTTTATGTGCCTAAGCTATATCAATTACACCCGCGAAGCCCTACCCCCATTGATGCAC